CAGTAGGTGCATGGGCTGATGAATACCAAATGGTTAATGATGAAGGATCACCATTAGATACATCTGATGATGATTATGAAAATGGATATTTCCAAATCACTAAAGGTGGTTTAAAAGAAGTATCAATCGTAATGCAACCTAATAATCCAATGGCTGAAGTTAAAAAATTAGAATTTTTTAGAGAAGATGGAACTGCTAATCTTAAACATATCGAGAAAGCATTGCGTGAAGCTGGGCTTTCAAAGAAAGATGCTACATCCGCATCTAGCAAGTTCAATGAAATTCTTAAAATTCGTGATGAAGTTAAGAAACAAGTTGAAACCGCTCCAAGTCAAAGTGAGTTTGATGCGGATGACGAAAAGGCGATATTGGAAGCTCTCAAAGAGCGTTCATTATTAAAGAAATTAGACAAACGACTTAAATAAGGAAAAATTATGTCAGATAAAATTATTCAAAAGCTAGACGCAATTGAAGAAAAAACTTTAGCTCGTCAAGAAGAAATCATCAAGTCAGTAGATGAAAAACTTGAAGCTACAGTTGCTTCATTTGATGAAAAGGTGCAAGCACTTGAAGCGAAAGTTGCTTCAGTTCAAGCTCCAGCAATCGTTAAGATTGAAAAAACTGTTCGTGGTGATGTTAATAAAATGGTTAAAGAACAATTAGCCAGCTTTATTAAAACAAACGGCAGATTTGAAAAAGAAATCAAAATGTTTGAAGATGCTTCACAATATGATGCATACATCAAGGAAAGTTCTGGTTTAACTGGTTCTGGTGCTGGTGTCGGTGGTAGAACATTCTACGATCCAGTATTCCATCCACTTCGTTTAATCAACCCAATGCGTGGTGTATCTCGTTCTGTTGCAACTGATGGTTCAACATATCAATTCCGTGCTAAAGTTGGTAACGCTGGTGCTATGTGGGGTTATCCAATCAACAACAATACTTCTGCTGGTTCTGGTGTTCCTAACCCAACTACAGAAAACACAAACATTTGGCAATTAACACTTCAAGACATCAATACACAGTTCCCAATCAGAACTGCGGCTCTTGATGACATCGATGGTTTAGAATCAAATGTTGTTGATGATATGTTAGCTGAATTTAGCCAACAAGAAGGCTTATCAATGATTCAAAACAATGACCAAGCTGATCCAGCTACTGTTCTTTATGGTGGTTCAAATGGCTTGCGTGGTTTAAATCAATATGCTGGTGCTAATGCATCTTACACAGGCGGCACATTTACTACTGCGGCTTTTGGTTCATCAGGCACAGGCTCAACAAGTGGTTTACATTCATTAAGCACATACGATCAATTAACATCAAACGGCGATAATGTAGTTGCTAATGCAGTTACTTATGCTGATATTGTTAATTTCATCTATAGCTTGCCACAACAATATTGGACACCTAATGCTAAATTTGTTATCAACCCAATCATGCTTTCAGCAATTCGTGGTTTAACAGATTTACAAGGCAGACCAATCTACATTGATGGTTTAGCTCGTGAAGATGGTATCGTTGGTTCTTTACTTGGCTTTGATGTTGTAGTTAATAAATATGTTGATTTACCAACAGGAACTACTGCATCTGTAGGCACAGAAAGCAAATATCCAATGTATTTTGCAGACTGGTCAAGATTCCATACTATCGTTGATCGTTTAAATATGATCTTGCGTAGATATGATCAAACTTTACCGGGCTACATTACATTCTATGGTGAAAAACGACTATGCACTTCAGTTGTTGATCCATTTGCTGGTGTTCGTTATCGTTCTACTGCAACTGCTACTAACTAATAGCAGTTTTAATGAAGGAATAGGCGGTTTAATCGCCGCCTATTTTTTTAACTAATTAGGAAAAAATTATGAAAGCATCTAAAAAAGTTTTAGAAGGTATAAAACAAGCTATACTCGAAGGCGAATCAAAAGTTAGCTTTAGAGAAGATAAAAAATCTAAAAAAGATGCACAAGAATCTGAACAAATTAACGAAGCATCTAACATTACTGGTTCAGGTAGCGGCGTTGGTGGTAAGGTAATATTTGATGAAGCATTTGCGGCACTCCGTTATGCCAATCCTTTCCGTATGGGAAGCCGAGAAATTATTGTTAATGGTTCTGATGCTCAATTTGTAGCAAAAGTTGGTAATGCGGCAAATTCAACTAATCCATTTGGATATACAGTTGTGCCTAATAGTGGTTCACCAAATATTGCTACATCTATCTGGCAATTGCCAGTTCAAGTTTTATCAGCAGTTTTGCCAGTTCGTAGTGCAGTTTTAACTGATGTTAATGCATTAGAAGAAGCTCTTGTTAATGACTTAATGCTTGAATTTAGTCAGTTAGAAGGTCAATCTATGGCTTTAAATAACGATCAATCTGGTTCATCAACAACTGCTTATGGTGCAACTTCTGGTTTAAGAGGTTTACCAACTTACAATACTGGTTCTACTGCATCATTTGGTTCAAGTGGAACTGCAAGCACTAATGGTATTCATACAATTGCTACAATAACTCATAGCACAACTGCAATTGATTATGATTCATTAGCAGATATGGCTTCAGCTTTACCAGCTCAATATTGGGCATTACCTACAACTGCTTGGCATATTCATCCATCACTTATTTTAGAATTGCGTGTTCTTAAAGACACAGTTGGTATGCCAGTTTATTTAGAAGTTGGTAATTCAAATGGCGGTGCAGTTGCTAATTTATTTGGTTTCCCTGTGATCCCAAATCCATATTTAGCCGCTCCCGGAACTGGTAACATTTCATGCGTATTAGCAAATTGGGATCGTTTTATGACCATTGGCGATACAGAGGAAATGACATTTAAGATGTATGAACAAACTCAACCGGGCTTTATAAATATCTATGCCGAAAAGCGTATGGTATCCACAATTCGTGATCCATTTGCTGGCGTATTCTTGAAAGGCGTATAATGACAACTGCTACCACTAGCGATATTCTTGCTTATGGTGGAGTGTTTCTTGCGCCAACAAGAAATCCTTTTAACTATGAGAAAATTGAACAAGTAGGAAGGGATTTATCAACAAGCTGGCTTACATTGACGGAAATCACCAATCAATTAAATTTGTTTGGTGATGACAGTCAAGATTCATATTTAAGTGATCTTGAATTAGCGGTTAGGATGCATATTGAGGATTATTTGGGCTTACCAATATTCCCAATTACATTTCAAACTTATTACGCAACAAGTTCTTTATATGGCAGTCCGATTTGCCTAGATTTACCAGAAGTTTCACAAGGTGCTGGAAATACTGTAGTTAATTCAGTTAGTTTTTTTGATGACGCACAAACGCCTGTTTTAACGCCTGTTAGCCCAGCTAATGGCAATTGGTATTACGATCCTACTGGTAATAAAGTTGTTTTAGCAAGTTTACCAACTAACTTTAATCAAAATATGACTGCTCCATTAGTCGTTAATTTTACTGTTAAACCAAGTTTCTTATCTCAATATCCAGTCATTAAACAAGCTGGATTGTTATTATTAACGCATTTATATAACAACAGATCAGAAACAACAGTTGGTAGATTGGCAGAACTTCCTATAGGAATTGATGCTTTATTAAGACCTTATAAACCATTGGTGATGTAAATGGCTATTTCACGCTATGAAAATGTTACTGTTAATACTTTATCATTTACAACAGACGCATTTGGCGAAAGCACAGTTGTAATAACACCTAAATTTACAAGCAGACCTTTAGTTCAGGATGTTAAAAATAGCTTGCAAATTACTGGCGATACTCGTATTTACCAAGACTTAAATAGATTTGTTTTTAACTATACGCCTTATGTGCAAGATATAGTAATTAACTCAAGCGGATATTCAATCACTTGGCGTAACCAAGATTGGCGAATAACTGATGCTATTGAAGCTAATGATAAGATGAGTGTTACTTTCTTATGTTATAGAAACGATCCAACAACAAAGGTTTAATATGGGACAGAATAGTATTGTTCAGTATGCTGAAGCCATACAAACTCAATTATCGAGTATAATAAGTCCTGTTCCTGTGTATTCTAATTTTAACCGAAATTATGCTACACAGTCGAAATTTGTAACATGGCATTTAAGGAATGTTCATCAGCCGGTTTATACTGGTGGCAATCAAAATGTTAAAGGCATTGATAGACCGGTATTCCAGATGAGTGTATTCTCAACTAATATGGGCGATGGAATGACAATAGCTAATACTATTATTCAATCATTACATGGCTATACTGGTCAGTTTGGCGGATCAGGCGGTTTTTGGATTTCAAAAGCCGATGTAATAATGTTGCATCATACATACGATAATACCAATGCGCTCCATTCAGTCATATTGGATTGCACACTAGATATACCAACATAAGATTTTTTAATTTTTTAAAACGGAGTAAATTATTATGGCATTACCTAATAAAGTCTTACCGGGATTTAGCGCAACCCTTTATGCACAACCCGGAGCTACACCAACACCATTAACAGTTGCTAACTTATCTGATGAAACATCAGTTTCAGATATTGCTATTTCAGCTAACCAAATTCATGTAGAAGCTATCCCTTACTTTGGTCAAGATGATGCTTCAGCTTCATTCGGTGTTGCTGGTGCAAGACAATCAGATATTATCCCAACTCAATCAAAGCCAACATCAATGACTATCATTGCGGCTTGGAATCCATCTGATACTGGTCTTTTATTAATTCGTGGCGATGCTTACAATGGCACAATTGACAGAACATTTGTTATCTCTGCTACTGATGGAACAAACATTGTGAACTATGCTTTCAATGGTCGTGTATCTGAATTTAAGATTGATCCATCACCAACTGCTGAAGCTAAATGTTCATTTACGATTCATCCAAGAGGTAATCAATACGGATGGTCAAATAATACATAATTTATAAAGATAAATAAAATGACAACAACAATAAGATCAAATGATGATTTATTAAGTTATCTAGTAAGCCAAGCCAATTCAGGTCAAAAGAATTGGTTTGGTTTTGCTCAACAAAGATTAACTGGTATTAATTTAGCACATGAAATTGCAAAAAATCATGCTGATAAACTATCGCCTGAAGAAATAGTTGATTATGTTGTCAAGCTAAATAATGCGATATATCAAAAAATAATTAAGGCAGATTAATGTCATCTACAAAGTTTCAAGTTACTGGACTTTCAGAAACTTTAGCAGTATTTGATGAATTAAAAGATCAAATAGGCGATTCAAAAGCTAGAAGCTCTGTTCTTATTCCAGCAACTAAAGAAGCTATGAAACCAGTATTATCAATGGCAAAATCATTAGTGCCTATTGATACTGGTATGCTTGAAAATTCTTTAGGCATAACTGCAAGACGACCAGACGGAAAAGATAAAAGATCAAAATATGTTAGCCCAAAAGATGCGGTTATTGCATTGGTTCAAACTAAATCAATACCAAAAAATTTAAAAACAAAAGCATCTGAATTTGTTAAAAACATTTCAGATAAGCACCAAAGAAAAATGGCTACAAAAGAGTTTTACGAATCACAAGGCATATTCTATGATGCCAGAGCTATTGCAATGGAATTTGGAACGGCTACAGTTAGTCCACATCCATTTATGAGAGTTTCATTGGAAAGCCAAGCTCAACAAGTTTCAGAATCATTGGGCAGAATATTAGCTCAAAGAATAGAAAGTTATAAAGCAAAAAATCTATAATATTATAAGGAAAAAATATGAGTAAATTAGCAAGTGCTTTAGGTAGCAAATACGAACAAAATAAATTATCTATTTTAACTAGATCATTTGAATTAGGAAATCATACATTTAAAGTTAGAGTTCCTAGTGTTGGTGAAATTGAAGAAATTTATAATTATTTTAAAAATCCTGATGAAGCGGTTACGGAACAAATTTATCAAGAGCTTATTGCTA